CCCTTTTTACCACTCCTTTATCTTGTTTTATCATACAGCCTCTAAGTTAGTTAATCTTTCATCCATATTATCAAGCTTTGCTGATAATTCTTGTACTGCTTTTGTAAGTATTGGAATTAAATTACCATCTGCTACAGTTTGGACTCCATTATCATACTGTCTCCACATTTTAAATCCTTCTTTTAGCTCAGAATGATTATCTATAGCTACCTTTACCTCTTGAGCTATAAATCCATGCAAAGTATTCCCATAAGAATGACCTAAACATGGTTCATCAGAGCCTTCTTCATAATAGATTGTACCACTAGGAGCATCCTTTTTCTTTTTCCAATTATAAGTAACAGGTCTTAAATCATTTATAAATGACAAGCCAGCAACAGATGTTGTAATATTCTCCTTAAACCTTTCATCAGAAGAGGCAGCTGCCCATGAAGTATCTGAACCATCTAAGTTTAAAGAAGCTGTATTAGTACTAGCACCAACAGTTATATCACTATTCCCTGTACACGTAACACTATATCCAATAGCTATTTGACCAGAAGCAGCACCAGTCGATACATCTGCTAGATAGCCCAATACGACATTATTATTACCAGTTGTCAAATCCGCAGCAGCATTCTGTCCAAACACGACATTAAAGTCTGCACCAGTCATTTCATCCCCCGCAGCAGCACCTATAATAGTGTTGGCAAGACCATCATTTATTTTTACTCCAGCTTTGTATCCAATTGCGACATTGTTATTTATTCCCGACTGCCCTACGCTAACTTTTAAAGCCTCAAACCCAATAGCGACAGCAAAAGCTGTATCTTCATTTGTCAATAAAGCTGAAGTTCCTATAGCAACATTTTCATCCCCATCGGTAGTTAAAGCTGCTCCAGCATCCTTACCTATACAGATATTATTATCCCCAGCATCAGTCTGCCCATCTCCAATACTAATATTATTATCAGTACCAGTTACTGTAATCTTGCCAGTAAGATTAATATCTTTAACAGTAGTTGTTGCTCCAAACTTAGCTATCTCAACATTTGATTCTTTTATAGAAATACCATCACCTTTTACTCTAAGTACAGAAGCACCACTATCAAATACAGCGTCACCATTTACTCTTATATTACCAAAATTAGAATCTCTTAATGTATTCCCAGCACCATCTAAGGAAAGAGGAGCACCATACATTCTTCCACCCCAATTGGCTATAATAGAAGGTTTACCACCTAAATAGCCTACACGTATATCAGTGGACTTCTCACCTCTTCTATATCTATTTGTACGACCTGCCATTATTTAAGTCTCTTCTCTTTATAAACTAAAGAAATATCATTGATTTCAAAGTTCTCATCTGCTGTACCTGTAAAACGAAATTGTATTGAACGAGCAAACTTTAAATAATCAGTTGGAAACGTAGTACTTCCAGTATCCGTAACATCTACGGTATCAGTAGTACCAAGATTTCTTAGATTAATTTTAGCTAGTTTTTGAACTTCACCTGTTGATGTGGAATTAAGTCCAGTACTTATATTAACCGTTGGGTCTCCAGTTACAGGAGTTCCACTACTATCATTCCAAGCAGTACTATTTGTAGTAAAATAGGGGTCAGTATAATCTTGTATAGTTTCAAGTTGATGCCAACCATTAGTTATATCAGTTCCCTCTTTACCATTAACACGAAAATAAACATTTAATGCACTTTGTCCATCTCCACCTGTATAACTAATATAAAGTGTATAAAGTCTCTTATCGAGACTCGGTTTACCAAAATCAATATCCTTTGTTATATAATCAACTGTTTGTGCAGCTTGTGCTGCTGTACTCCATTTATAGACGTTTGAAGTTGTTCCAGTACCACCTCCTTGACCTTGTCCATCTGCCTCTACAGCCCCTGTTAAATAACCATCATGGTCAATAGCAAAATTAGTCGTAACATTAGACGCATGTGCTTTATTTGCATTCCAAGTACACCATGCATCTGTAACAAAACTATAAGCATAGTGGTAACCATCAGTATCATATTTAGTTGCATTTGTTATAATGAGCATCTTAGACCTGTCGTCATATCCTATTTTAGTATTTGCATGAGGACTATTTGCTTGAAAATCCTCTGTATCTAATCTTCCTATTGTAAGAGAATAAGCTTTCTTCGCTTCACTATTATAAGCATAAGCACCAGTATCATTCACCCATGCCACACCAAATGGAGTTTCTGTAACAGCATATTGTCCATGAACTCCCATACCTTGATACACGCCTTCAACCCTAGGTTCTAAAACAGATTCTAAATTTACTACATATAAAGCATTCTTTCTAAATTGTAGCACTCTATTTGATGTCCATTTAAGTGCTGTTATCTCTCCTGCTGCTCCAGGAATATCAATTCTATTAGAATCTACAGGAAATGTACCCCACATAGGATAATTAGAACCAGAAGCTGTTTCACCAGCACCACTATATAGCATTGTATCAGGATACTCTCTTCCATCATATTTTACATTACCTATAAAAGCAATACCATTACCTATTGTAGATGTTTTCCACAATAAATCATCTTTAATTTCTTCTTGATTGAATAAATTTAACGAATAATATGTGAATGATGTTGGAGGAACTGAGATTGAAAGAGTACCGTCAGCAGCATCTGCTGTATCATCATCACTCCTAGCATTTAAAACTTGTATTTGTGCAGGAGCACCACTATCATCATCGAATAAATGCCAATTACCATACTCAGAAGTAAGCATTAATCCATATCTAAAATCAAGTTCTGCAAATAAATATTTATCATTTCCTATTAAGTTGCCATCAGCACCATCTGCTTCTGAGTAATAAAATCTTGCACCATGTACTCTTGGAAAATTAGTAAACATTTCAGTTCCATCAATAAAGACTTGCTTTATTACCATTTTCTGATATACATCCGCACTTGTTGTAGTTGCTTTAATGGTATGAGCACTAGATAAAAGAGTAGAACCATCATCAGTGCCTTGATTAGCAGCACTATCAGAAACTGGAGTTAACTTTGTTTCCGAGCCATCGTCATATAAAAATGAAGCAAATATATAATAATATTTAGAACCACTCGTTACTACTCCTCCCCATCCAGTACCAGAAGCTTCATCACCTGTTATATTTTCAAAATTAATATTCATATAAATACCATGATGACTTGTGGAATTATTAGCTAACCCAGCAATTGCAGTACTAGCTGACTGAGTACCTACAACATTAATCCTTCCTGCTGCTGTCCCTTTTATTGGAACAGAATGATAAAGATTTTGATTTGTAAATAATACACTATTACCTGTTTTACAATAAGAAACAGAAGAAGCACTTGTATATGGGAACAACTTACGCCTGTCAACAATACCGAACATATAAGTATTAGCAACACTTGCATTAAAAGAAGCATCGCTGACATACACCCTGTTAGATACACTATGATAAACAGACTTTGAAGTATCTTGAAAACCTGTAATTACATTAGCAGTAGTAGTATCATCACTTAAATCCCAAATATTTATATCGTTACCATCCTGCATAGCTATGTAATTTGTGGGAGTACCAGATGCCCCTAAATCCTTTTCATTAGAAAGTTTAAAATAATGAAGTCCATAATTCTCTACAGCAGTAACGCTATCAGCAACTAAAAGCTCTAAACCATTACCGCCAGATGCACCTATCTTAGCACTAAAATCACCTAAACGTATAAGTCTACCTACTTTAGAAGGAGTAAGACAATCCATCTGGCAAGCTTCCCAATATGATAAATCACGTGGAGACTTATTAAGGTTCAATCCACCATCAAACCTATCAATGGTGTATATAGCCTTTTGACGTTGTGCTCCCTGTATTAAAGACTTTCTTCCTTGATAAGACTCAAGCATACGCCCAAGTTCTTGTCTGCTCCCAACAGCACCAGAGGAAATACCTATATCGCCCATCTGAGATGCTTGAAGATTTTGCACACCTGATGACTGTTGTTGACCTGAGAACTGTTGTTGATTTAAATTATTTTGCATATTAAGAAGTTCTTCATTGGTTGGTATAGCTGAATATGAAAAATTCATACCAGATGTTATATTCCAATCAAGACCTAAATCTATATTAAAATCAAGATTACTAAAATCCATGTCAAATATTGAAGGAGCACCACCTCCAGCACCACCCCCAGGCAAATGATAATCTTCATCTTCAAAAGGGTTATTTAAATTTATGTCGAACAATTCCACTATTTAAGGACAACCTTTTTAAATACTTCTTCGATTGTATTCCAAATAGCTTCTAAAATCTTAGCCTCTGTTTTTTCTCCGATAATTGGGATGTCTATATTCTCATTCAGAGCTTTCAGCAATTTCGCCTTGTTGTCTGGGCTGAATAAATAATCCGCTATCAATCCTTGTATATTCATTATGTTCCTCTATTTTTATATGTTTATGATTAACACTACAATAGCTAGGGCAAGAATAGTCAGTTGGGTTGCTTTCTATGTAATCGCCAATTTCATTAACAGCTACAATTATTAAAAACATCGCTATCTCACCCCAATCTTCTCTAGTAAATATTATGGCATTCTCAACTTCCTTCCCCGCTGCCCTCTTCAGGATGAAGTTGTAGCAATACTTCCAATGCTCCCTGTGCTTTTGTTGCCATTGTACGATGATGCTCTGTCTGTCTAAGATGTTCTTGAAGTTGAACTCTCAAGTTCTCAATAGCTTCTTTAGCTTTAGCATCTGTATCTACAATCTCTGCTACGTTGTTAGTTTTAACTTCTTCTACTGTTTCCGTCTTTTTACTCATTATTACTTCCCTTCGTGTTTGTTATATGTTATGTTACGCACTTTCAAGTGCGGTAACTTTAGCTGATAATTCTTGTATTGCTTTTATCATAAATGGAACTAGTCTACCTAATGCTACTTGTTGAGGTATTATTTCACCATCCCCATCAACAGCATCTTTTTTCCCAGTAACTGCTGTTGGATATACTTCTTCTAATTCGTGTGCTACAAATCCAAAAGCCTTTTTTGTTGCTTCTTTTATATTAAATGAACTTGGTTTTAGTTTATTAATATCAGCCAAACTACTACCAATCAACTCTATGTTTGATTTTATCCTATAATCCGAAGATGTGTTAAACGCAACAAGGTTATCATCACTCCACGTTATAGACCCACAGCCAGAATCGCTATCCTTAAATACCATAAAATAAGGTGTCCCAGCTTCGCTGTTATCGTCTCCAAATTGTAATGCCATAATAACATCATCGCCATCTACTACATTGTCGGCAGTCATATATACAAACTGAGCAAGTGTTTCATTGTCAAGCAGTTCAGCTTCAACATGAAGGGTTGTTGCTGGAGAAGTATCCCCAATACCGACTTTGCCAGCTGAGTCTATAGCCAACGCATCAATAGCACCATCGTTAACTGATACAGTAAAGACAGAATTTATAAGACCAAACTTTGCTTTATATGTACTTCCATCACTTGTACTGTCCTCCATATAAATTCTTGGGTCTGTAGATTTAAGATGCAAAAGCTGAGCTGGCGTAGCAGTCCCAATACCGACTTTGCCACCATAAGGATTTAAAGATATGTCATAAGCAGCATCACCAACATTGTTAGTACCTTGTATATATCCCCTATCACTACCAAGACCTCCAAAGTACATAGACGATTCTGTACCAGTAAGATATTGTATTCTAAACTCTGATTCATTGTCCACTTCATTTAAAGCATCAGCTCCACTACTTGTATCAGCTGATAATATATGTAAGTTAGCTGTTGGTGTAGCAGTCCCAATACCGACATTTCCATTGTATCCAACAACCATACGAGTAGCACCAGAACCAGCTACCTGTGAACCAAATTCTAAATAACCATCTTCAGTAGCATTACTCGCATCTAGTATTGTAGCTTGTATATATGAATATGATTCGTAACCTCCACCATCATCCCTACCCCTAAATAATATTTTTCCAAGAACATCAGCGTCAGCAACACTATCGCTATGTCTCGTAAGGGTTAGTATTGGCCCAGCAGTATCTCCATCATTATCTTGATAAATATCAAGTTCACTATTTGGTAAATCAGTCCCAATACCGACATTGCCAGTAGAATCTATAGTCATAGCTGGAGTACCTATTTCATAAGTACCACTTGTGTCTTCAACATGAAATTGTAATCTCGCTGAGCTAGTTTCTAAATTTGTAGGATGCCAAGTACCATCAGCTCTCGCTGCAATATATGCACCTATTCTATCTGTCCCGCTATTTGACTTTTCCCTAGCCCCAAAAGTTAAGCGACCAAGAAAATCTCCATCAACTAATTCAGTATCTTGGTCATTATAAAGAGATATTCTAGGACACTCGGTCACATCTATAGTAGTAGCAGTATTAGAAGTTACAGTTAATTGCCCAAGTATTGTCGATGCCCCTATACCAACCCCATCATTACTTGAATCAACAATAAGCATGTTTGTATTATTATCAGATTCTACTCTAAAATCTATTCCCGCATCTGCCTCATTCACAACCACTTCATCACTAGTCTCATTAAGTCTAAGCATATGAGTACCACCAGCATAAAAGTCCATAATATCAGCAGCCGATTCAGTTATATATGTATGACCAGTTCCACCAGATGCTCCATCAAGGTATAGTCTATGAGTAGGAGCTATACCTATTGAGGTTGTTGCTACCTGTAGTGCACAGGTGGTATTTGAATCACCATCTGTGATTGCCACCAAATTAGTTCCAGCTAATCCTCCATTAGGAAGGCTTAATAATTGCTCATAACTAGATGCTATTGTTTGTCCTGTTAAAGTTGCCATAATATATCCTTATGTTTCTGTGGCTAGTTTACCTTTAGTTCCTGTTATAACTGTCCAATTATCAGTAGTACTTGCTTTGCCTGAGAAAGTCCAATCCTTTGTCCACTCCCAATAAATTGATGTCATATCTTCCCACTCATCAACAGCAGTAGTGTCCCATGCGTCCCAATCTGGACCAGAGTCAAATCTTTTATTTTGTATTTTCCATGCTGTTGCCATATTCTATAATGGAGGAACAAGAAGAATCCTTACACCAGACTTACGTGTAGGTTTTTTCTCTACTCCATCCTCAAATTTTTCTCTAAAATATTTTGATGCCTCTACCTGACCAATATCTTCAAGTATTCTTGCTTTAACATAGTCAAGTACATAGGAGTGCATTGATTCATCTAAACCAGAATCTGTTTCTAAATCATTCTCAACGGCAGATACAGCCTCATATTTAGAATGTATTGTTAATTTAATACCATTAGTAACGCTACTATCTAAGTAAGTATCATATTCACCTGCGGTAGTTCCATCATCAGAACTTGAACTTCCTTGCTTTTCTACTATTGCTAAACGGTCATCGTCATTATACCATGCAAAATAACTATTTGGAGTATCTCTATGTGCCATTATGATACATCTCCTGTTCCACTATCGTCTGGGTCAGACTTTAATAAAGTATGATAGTCAGCTAATTTAGGAATTAAATTATATCGACTATTAGTATCTAATATTTCTACCCTAACAATATCTATTGTTCTTGAAGGAAGGTCATACCACCTTTGACCAGAAGCCAAATCAGTCTTTGCATCTACAACATAATGCTGTTTTTTAGTTCCAATATCTAAAAGAGCATCATTAATAAGTTGCATAACATATTTATGAGGTTGCCTTCCATATAACATTTCTACTTGGTCTATTACATATTGTACTGTCATAATTATTTCCCTCTTTGTTGTTGC